ATTTAATAACTCAATAATTCCTTTAAAATCCTCTGTCATTAATTCAGATAATTCTATTTTTAAGGTTTGTTTTATTACTTTTTTATTTTCATTCATTTTTTATCCCTCCTATTTCCTTCTCTAACATGGCAAAATAAAACAAAACCTACAAAAGTATTAATAGGATTCTTACGGAAAAACCTATAACAGTTTTGAAGATCCATATAAGTTATTTGTTGTAATTGCATATACCCTATACTTTTATATGAACCACTCATTCTTCCCACCTCTCAATACAATCAGTTTCTTGGTCGTCCCAATCGGTTCCGTCAGTTTCATATCCTAAATCGTTAAGTTTTTGTTGTAATTTATTTCCTTTAATCATTTTTTCACCTTATCTATATATAATATATAGCTTATATATAAATACTATTGTTCTGAAAAGGTTATTTTATGATCTGGTTTCTAGAAATTCTACAATTTATCATTTTATTGTAACTCATTAAATCATATAATACTGATTTTTGAAATTGCAATTTTGTTTCAAAATAATTCATTTCTGGTTTTGATTCAAAACAATCTATTATATGACGACGGAAATATTTTTTATCTTTAAGCATATCTTTTTTTAATTCTTCACTGCTTCCCCAATAACTTTGCCAATCTGATTCTTTTTGTCTAATCCTTTTATTTTTATTACCTTTTAATGGGGGAAGTTTTATTCTTTTCCAGAATTTCTTTTGTCCTATATAATAACGTCCTGTTTGAATGTTTCTAATAATATAAATAAAACCAACATAATCATAAATATTGTTGGGAATTCCAGTCCAATTAATCACGGTCATTTCTAAACCTCAAAAATACTGGATGTCTTGGCACATCTTTCGAACCAATTAACATTCCTTTATATTCTATCATTTTACTTATATATTGTTCTTTATTCATCCAAATTTGTATTTTTTCTAAATCTGGTAATGCAATTACTACTTTAACTGTTTTATTGTTATATGCAACTAAAAAAGCACTCGCTTTATTAATTAAAATCCTATCCCCTTTCTTTTTACTTGTGACACTTCGTCCAAGTTCATTAATTGTTTTTTCTACGTTAGGATCAACTTCTGTTGCTTGTATTACATCAAGAATTTTTGCGTCGAAGGATTCAAAGGGTTTTACTTTCAACATATATTCCTCTTTAATTGTGGACCTTCCGAATTTATAAGGGCTTTCAAAACTTCGTAGAATTAAACCCTCATAGTCATCTTCTAATGCTTTGATAAATAATTCCTTTACATCATTTGGATTATTTACAATATGTTGTTTCAAACATATAATTTCAGTTCCTTCAATAGATTTTATTATTTCTTCTTTATGTGAGAACAATTCTGGAATTTCTGAATGTGTTTCAAAACAATGAAATTCAATATTATCAATTCTATCAAGAATTTCCATACTTGCAGCACTTCCAAATTCTTTATTAAATTTCTTAATTGTTTTTTCGTCTGTAAAATCTTTTGTCATTATTGTACTTGTTATCTCTTGGAATGTCATATCGTGGCAGTAAAACTCCCCGTCAAAAATTCTATTCATCTTTATTGCTTTTTTTAATAAAAATTTAAATTTTTCTTTTATTTGTTTATTTGGAATTGGTTTTAATGAACGACTAACAATTCCTAGTTTCGGGTGAAAAACTGCTCTAATTCCATCTAGTTTATAACTAGCAAATTTAGGATATTTGATTCTATCTAAATCTACTTTTTGACTTGCGGCCAACATTGGTTTAAATTTATTCAAGATTATCAACTCTTATTGTTAATTCTTGAACATCTGTTTTTAATTCATTAAATTCTGTTTTTAATTCAATAAATTCTTCATTTAATTCATTAAATTCTGTTTTTAATTCATTAAATTCTTTATTTAATTCATTAAATTCTTCATTTCTTTCCGCCATCTTTTTCATTACTTCTTTTAAATCCTCAACATTATTACAAGTAATAATTTCGCTCTCTAAACTTACACTCATTTTTCTATCCTCTCCAAAAATGGCTCTAACTCATTTTTTAATTTTGTTAAATCCAATTCTTCTATTTTTAATTTATTTTCAACTGCTTCTTCAATAGTACAATATTTTGCAGTCTTTCCGGCTTTTCCATATTTTTTATTTTTTATTAATGATATTACTCCCGATTGACCCTCAAAATATCCCTTACTTATTTGTGCCTGTAATTGACTATCTTTTTTATAAGTTGTTGAAGGTTTAACTTTATATTCAACTGCAAGAAGTTTTAAAGCGTCTGGTTTTTCAAATTCTATTTTTACTAAATTTTCAATAAAATCTTTTGGAAATTTTGCTGTTTTTTGTGATAAAATCTCATTTTTCAAATATTCTTCTAATATTTTTCGTCCCATAGGTGTTCCGTTATCTTTAATTATTGGAAGTCCCTTAATTTTAACTTTTCCATTTGCAATATAAACATAATTCTTTTTCTTTGCTTTGAGTTTTTTAATTAATCTATTCTTTTCATTTTTAATATTATTTCCAAACTCGTCTTTAATTGGTTGTAAACTAAAAGGGTACATAATATAATCAATATAATCCTCGATGTTAATATTAAAAGTCTCTGCAACAAATGGAACATTTGCTTTAATCTCGTCCACAATTTTTGATAAACAAGTTTTAACAAAATCTTTTTCATCATATTCTTTTCCTTTAAAAAACATTTTTGAATAATCTTTTAATACAACAAAAATACTATCTGTATCTCCAGCGATAGTTTCAAATCCAAAGTCTTTCATACGTTTCTCTGTGTATTCTTGAATCTGTTGTCCTAACCAGCAACAATCCCAACCTGCGTTTGGTGTGTGTATTTTTTCAAATATCTCACTTCTAACAGCACCATATAATGAATTTAAGAAAATCTTAATTGCATAAATCATAGGATTATTAGGGTCCTCTTTTTTTAATCTAGCTCGTTCTTTTAAAAATTTAGCAACGTGTTTTGCTAAAATATGATGTTCAGAAATATCATAATATCCTTTTACCTTAAATAAATCATTTCCGTGCCAAATACTATCAAATTGGTTTATACTTTCTTTTGGAATCTCATTAAATAAATTAAATTGAGTAAATATATGCGGATATAATGAAGCAAAATCTACATACCAAACTTTTCGGGCTTCTTCATACTTCGGCTCAATTACTCGTCCCCCCATTTCTTCCTTTGGTTTTTCTGACTTCTCCGCATAAGTTTCTTCAACTCCCATTATATGACAAGCTGCTTTATATGTTAAACTTGCAATACTTGATTTAATCCAGGAAAGATTTTTTATATTATCCTCAGAAATAAATTCAATAAATGGGGACCAGAAATTCCATAATTTATCAAACATTTGTTTAGTTGCCATAACATCAGATTTAAGATATTTTTTAATATCGATTTTCTCTATTTCTGACCAATCTTCTTTATGAAAAACTTTATAATCAATATCTCCTTTTTGAGTTTCAAGTTCCATTGTTTCAGCAATTACTTTCAAAGAATTTCTTTTAAATTTGTATCCCATTAATAAACCACGGTTTTTAAATGGGATTCCGTCGTGTCTGTAAAAAGTAGATGATCCAAGAATTATTAAATTATCAACAACATTGAATCTTTTGCCTTTTGGCATTAAATCATTATTGAACATAATTGGCAAATCAAATTCTTCAACATTAAAACCAATTATAATATCATGGTCCTTAATATATTGTTGAATTATTTCTTTTTTTTCTTTTATTTGTTCGTAGTCCAACATAACTACTTCGTCATTTTTATAGGAATACATTCCTATCCATTTACAAATAGCATATTTAATATAATCCTCAAAACGAGTTCTTATATCTATTGGTTCGCCTGTTATTGGGTCGTGAGAACTAGTCTCAATATCTATCACTAGAGAATTATCTCTCATTTCTTCTATCATTCTTTTGCCACCTTTAAAATTTTTTCTACTATTGCTTCAATTACATTTGTTGTAACTGCATTACCTAAACATTTATATCTTTGAGTGTCACTTATTCCTTTAGTCCATCCATCTGGAAAACCTTGTAATCGCTCACATTCTGTTGGTGTTAATCTTCTAATTCTTTTAGATATAACTAAATTAGGCATTGTAGATATATCTGTTTCAGAATGTCGCCTTGCAGATAAACAAGGTGAAATATTTTCTTTTCTAATTCTTAATCCCTCGTCGTTTCTATAATCTGCAATTTGTATTAATTGTCTTCTACATTTTTTTATAATGTTTGTTCCTTTTGCATAATTAGAATTTAAACAATAGGATATTTCTCTTCCAACTCTTTTATTATCTTTTCCTGTTGTTCCAAAGATAGGAAATACTTTTGGTCTACTTGTTCCTCTAAAATAGAGCTTAATGTGTTTTCTTTGCATTTTATCTCCACTTTGGTTTTATAAACATTGACCCAATCTTTTCCATCTCCGACCGAGTAAAAAAGTCCCCCTTGATATGGTTGCACCGCAAACAACAAAGGGCTATGTTCCCAATTTTGTAATGTTTCATTGAGTCTATTCTGTCTATCGTCATCCTTTTCGTCTTGTTGTTGTATTTGTCCGACACAATAGAGAGTTCCTCCTCTTTCAGACCACAATAACAACATATCTTCGGTTGGGATTTGTACCACTCCACAAATTGTTCCTGTGTCATCTGCACTTTCCAAGAACGCTCCGAGTGTTTCAACTTCTTGTATATCCCCTTTGGGCTGTTGTCGTATCTCCGATGGTTCACTCTCAATTTCTCTACATTCTTCTGTCTGTATTCCCTGTTCAATTTTCGTGAACAAATCTTGCATTTGGGACAAGGGTAACTTTTCTGCCTTGCTTTGTGCCATACCCAAAAGAAATACTCTTGCGTTTTTGGAAATACTTTCTGACATTTGGTACACTTTTTCTCTAATTGTTTTTTCATTAGCAATAATTTTAGGACTATTACAACTTCCTATACCTCCGTGTTTTGGGTTTGATGTGACTCCAGCCCTAAGCGTCGGGCTAAGTCCATTAGTAGTAAATATCTCTCCATTTTGTCCTTTATATATACTACCATATTTGTTTATTGTTGTCAAGCTGTTCTCACAATTCAATGGAAAAACATTAGGTCGTTCAGTTCCCCTTCTATGTCCGATAATGAACACTCTTTCCCTATTCTGGGGGACTCCGAAGTTTTTACTGTTAAGCACCTGCCATTGGCAGTCATACCCAATTTCATCCAGCGTGGTGAGGATAGCTCCGAAAGTTCTCCCTTTGTCGTGAGATAATAAGCCTTTGACATTTTCAAGGAGAAGTAGCCGTGGTCGTTTTTCCTGTGCAATCCTTGCGATTTCAAAAAAGAGTGTACCTCTGGTATCTTCAAATCCCCCTCTCTTCCCAGCAATACTGAAAGC